ATCGAGCGCAAAGACATAGCTTTACATCTTATATGCTCATTACTGAAATCTCAAAAAGTAACACAAGCATATTTCGCAGCATATAACGCTATACACGGTGAGCAAGCCCTAAAGGAGCAAAGCGATGAAATGTCCTGATTGCGAAGGGAAGAAAGAAGTGTTTGCTCATCTTAATTATGGGCCGGAAAGAACAGGTGAATGGAAAATGATTCAGTGTTTTCGTTGCAACGGAAGTGGAGTTGTCCCTGACGAGATGGCCGAATGGATAAATAATGGACAGGTACTACGGCAGATGAGGATTGACGCTGAGCTAAGCTTGCGAGATATGGCCAAGCAGACAGGAATAGATATTGTTACATTGTCACAAAGCGAGCGTGGGTATATTAATCCAAGCAAAGCGATAACGGCAGTGTATGAAGCGCTAGGAGAGGAGTGATGCATACGGCTACAAAGATCAAAAAGTGGCTTGAAGAAAAAAGACGTTTTGAGTTTTGGTGGGAAGACTATGCTCATATGTTCGATTACATCGAAAAAGGCCTGGCATGGAGAGCGTGGCAAAAAGCTGTTTACGATACAGAAGATATTTTGAAGGAGAAAACAATGCCTAGCAAAGAAGAATTAAAACAAGCGAAAGTCTGGTCGAGTGAAGACACGAGACATCATCTTATGGCTACAATCAGCATTTATGAAAAGGCGTACAAGGAAGCCATAGAAGCGTTGCGTGAGGCGGATGCGCGTGTGGCCGAGTACATCGCACATTCACCAGTCGGAACATATCACTATGAAGATCTGGTGCAGATACACGAGCAGGACAAGGCGGTTCTCAATAAGTGTCCAGAAGACCGAATCGACTGGGAGAATGCGGAAAAGTATCTGTATGACGTCCGGGAACGATATGAAGAAATTGGGCCGGCCGGAGCACCCGCATTGAGGCTCACAATCGAGCCACTTGTCACAAGATATGAAACGGGCGAGAGAACGCAGGCGCTTTATGATGCAATAATGGCGCTGGAATAAGGAGGAGAGTCGTGACCACAATCGTAAAAAGAGAACGAATAAAAGCGTTGATCTGCTGGGTCCTGGCGGCGATTGCGCTAGGAATTATATTCGCTTTCCAGATAGTCTATCTTTCACCTAAAACCGTTGACCTGCTGTTCACGTTCATTATTTTCATGGTCGCTTTCGGGATCCGTGGCGTTTACCAGGAAACGAAGGATACGATGCTCTTTGATATGGGAGAGGTGGAACTCGAAAGCCTGAAAGCACAGATAGAGCAGACGCTTAAGAACAGAGAGCGCGAGGAGGAGAGAAAAAGTGCATGAGCCCGTGGTGGCTTAACATTCTGTCATTTATCGCGGGAATGATCGTGCTTCGGTGGCTGCAATATCGCTGGGAGCATAGGCAGGACAGAACGGTGAGAGAGTTTAATGAAAGACATAAGAGAGGAGGGGAGCTATAGAGAATGGCAACGCAAGGAAGACCTGAACGGCATGATGCCGACTATTTCAAATTCTACGTGAAAGATGGAAAAACGCTGTTTGTTTTACAGCACAAATATGGTCTGGAAGGAATAGGGTTTTTCACTAATTTGATGAGGCTATTGACCTCTACACCCAATCACTATATCTGTATTCAAGACCCCGGAGATGCTCTGTACGTTTTCTCGCGCATTGGAGTGGATGAAGAAAAAGGAAAGGCCATGCTCGAAGACATGGTCTTGACTGGGAAACTGCATAAAGGCCTGTGGAAAAAGCATAAAGTTATAGTTTCGCCCGACCTTCTTTGCAGCCTTGAGATTCTGTATGAGAAAAGAATTAACGACATAATTACCATAGAAGATATAGAAGAAATGTTTTCCGACACCGGAAAATCAGTTGAGGGCGACTTTCCGGGGACGGAAAAGCAGAGCGAGCACGGTTTTGGGGAGATTTCCGGGTGCGATAATACACACACTACACTACACTACACTACAGAAGAGTACACTACACTAGAGAAGAGTACAGACGCGCGCGCGCCCACGCGCGAAGAAGCGCGCCCTCCGGCTTCATCGGATAAACTGTTCACTTCCATTCGCAACACATTCCAGTCCAAGGTTCCTGTCTTCACCGACCCGGAGAAAGAGATACGCGCTATCTGGGATATTTGCCGGCTTGTTCGTGCACGGTCTCCCGATAATCCAGAGGCTTACGCACAATCACTGGTCGAGCTTTACTACTGGCTCACAGAAAACGGAGATCCGAAGTATTTCGGTTCGATGCCGTTTATCCCTTCGAGGATGAAGGCGGTATTTGATGATGTGGTAAAGGAGCTGGAGAACAGATCAAAAGAGCAGGAAGAGGCAGCTATATTTGACGACGAATATGCAGAGGAGGATATAGATTTTTCATGACCTATCAGGACCTGATCGAAAAAATAGAGGGGTATTATGGCCCCTATGTGTTCAAAACAAAACAAGGGAACAGAAACATAATGTCCGGGTATCCAGAGCGTAGACGCGCAGTGATTTCGTACATCAAGCAGAAGGTTCCTGAGTCATGCCTTGATCTCGTGTGGGGCAGGCTCGTCATTTCTGTCTCTTCTCGCTACAAACACAAACCGGATGTGTGTGATTTGCAGAAAGTCATCAATGAGCTTACCGACGAGGGGAAGTTTAGAGAGAGACAGCAACAGATCCAACAGGACCTCTCGCGTAAACAGCTCGAAGAGAAAGAGACGTCCTGGGAGGATGGCGAGCGCATGGCACGAGAGGCGAGAGAAAAGATTGAAGAGCTTGCAGGTAAGAAAAATATAACCACTTGACAAAAAACGTGTCCTGGGATATATTACAGGCACAATTCTAAGACCGTAGCCTTAGAGCAGGCGCAAGACGGTCGATGCCCTCACAGGAGAAGCATCGGCATACTTGCGCTTTTTTTATGCGCAAGTGCCCGGGAGGGGACGCTTGCAAGATCAGTTAGCAAAGGTTAACAAATCTGAACTAAAACCAAAAGAACGTAAATTCCTAAACCTCGTCATTGCTCAAAACTATTCACAAGCTGACGCCTACATCGCGACCACCAGAAAATCAAAGCAAGTCACGCATGATTCTGCTCGTGTCCTCGGCGCGCGCATGATGAAACGCATAAAAAAAAAGTTGAGTGGCAGGACATCCTTGAGGCAGCAGGGCTTGACGATAAAAGGCTGGTTCAAGAGCTTCTCCGCCTTTTGCGGATTAAGAAGCGGGTCTACTACGAGGGGCGATGTATCTCGGAAGATGAAGACGGCTTCATCCAACTTAAAGCAACAGAATTGCTGGCGGAATTCCTCGGTAAGCGAAAATCGCAGCTTGACGTTCATCATTCCGGTACCGTTGATTCTAATGTTCATGTGTATCTGCCCGACAATGGCAGGGGCGGTGACGATGGAGATTAGACCGCAGCCAGGTCCGCAAGAAACGTTTCTTTCCACATCGGCGGACATCGCAATTTACGGAGGAGCAGCAGGAGGCGGTAAAAGTTATGCATTACTACTTGAGCCATTGCGCAATGTAAAAGTGCCTGGGTTCGGCTCGGTTATATTTCGAAGAACCTCTCCGCAGATAACTGCAGAGGGGGGGTTATGGGACCAGGCAGCAGAAATATACCCCGCCGTCGGAGGACAAGCAATCCAGCAGCCATATCGCTATTCATTTAAAGCCCCTGGCACTGGGCGCTCGAAAATAGAGTTTCACCACCTGCAGCATGAGAAAAACGTATATGACTGGCAAGGTTCACAGATAGCGCTTATCGAATTTGATGAGGTAACGCATTTTTCACAAAAACAGTTTTTCTATATGCTTTCGCGCAATCGCTCTGTGTGCGGGGTGAAGCCATATATGCGTGCAGCGTGCAATCCTGACCCGGACAGCTGGGTCAAAGGGTTTATTTCCTGGTGGCTGGATGATGAAGGCGAATATGCAGACCCGCAGAAGGCCGGAAGAATTCGGTGGATGGTGCGTAGTGGCGACGACATTCTCTGGTTTGAGACACGAAAAGAAGCGATCGATTATGTGCGAGACCTTGGGACAGAGGAGCTGCAGCCAAAATCGGTCACGTTTATTCCGGCAAACATTCAAGATAATCAAATATTGCTCGAGCAAGACCCTGGATATCTTGCTAATCTCATGGCCATGCCTCGCGTTGAAAGGGAAAGGCTGCTGCGGGGGAACTGGAAGCTTCGAGCTACAGCAGGCACAATTTTTGCGCGAGATGATTTTGAAATTATTGACTCTGCTCCGGTCCCCGAAAGAGAAGTGCGATTCTGGGATCGGGCTGCTACCGAGCCCAATCCTGGCAATGAGGACCCGGACTGGACTGTCAGTGTGAAAATGCAAAAATCAGGTGGTATCTTTATTGTCACCGACGTCACGCGGTTTAGAGCAAAATCAGAAAAGGTTAAACGCGCAATTCGCAACACCGGCAGTCAAGATGGCACAGGCTGTACAATTGGGCTATTTCAGGATCCCGGGCAGGCGGGGAAATACGAGCGTGATGATTATATGCATTATCTTGCCGGCTTTTCGGTGCAAACAATTAGAGAGACAACTAAGAAATATCTAAAGTGGCAACCATTCGCCTCACAGGCACAAGCAGGGAACGTCAAGCTTTTGAGGGGAGACTGGAACGAGGCATTTCTAACAGAACTGGAAAACGTATCTGAGGACCCGGGCGAGTATGCACACGACGACCAAGTTGACGCTGTCTCCGGGGC